CGACGAGGCTCAGGGTTCTCCCGTATTGTGCGCCTATGCCTATCGGAGCGATGCTGAGAGGATCATGCAGCGCTTCAAGAGTCTGGACCCGATCAACCTCACCGAGTGCAAGAGTGAGGGTTCGTTGACCGCCGCGATGGCCCGGTGGAAGAGCGGCCAGTGTGCGCTGATGATTGGCCACCCGGCCTCGATGGGCCACGGGATCGACGGGCTACAGCACGCCGGCCGCACGCTCGTGTGGTTCGGGCTCAACTGGTCGCTCGATCTCTACGACCAGTTCAACGCCCGGGTGCGCCGCCAGGGGCAAGGCGCGTCGGTGGTGTGCCACCGCATCATGTGCCGCGACACGCTCGACCAGGCGCAGGCCATCGCACTGAACGACAAGGCGACGACGCAGGCCGGTCTGCGCGCCGCCGTGAAGCAGTACCGGAAGCAACGAGGAGTCTGAGATGAACCACCCCACCTGCTGCGCTGGCCCCTGCGATCAGGGCCGCAAGCCCTGCCCGTGCCCCGACGCGTGCGGGGTTCCCCGAGTGCCTGACGAGGATGCGCCCGAGCAGGACATCGTCCGCGTGGTGCTGGGCGATGCCGTCATCGCCGTGCTCCTGGTGGGCATCATCGCTGCCGTGGTGCTGGGGGTGGTGGGATGAGCGCGCAGCCGAAAGCACTGTTCCTCGCTGACGTTATCGAGGCTGACCCGACGAGCGCAGCGCACCATGACGAAGCCGCCGCCGAACTGCGCCGCCTCACCGCTGTCGAGGTTCAGCGTGACGCGCTGCGCCAAATCGTTGAGGACTTCCCGCCGATTGAGGCTGAGTTGCAAGAGGTCTCTGACCGGGCGCACCGGCTGGAGACTCAGCGCGATGCGCTGCTGGAGACGTTGAAGGAGGCGGATGACCTGTTGCGCATCGCCCGAGACGCGATGTGGAAATTGGGTCTGAACGGCCTGGGCAGTGATTGCCGCCTGTCTCACGAGGTCCGCATGTTCGCCTTGGACTTCTCAGCCGAAAGCCGCGACGGCCCTGGAGTTCTGCAAGTCAACGGCACTGGCCGCCTACAGAAGGCACTGGCGTCCAATCGCGCCGCCATCAAGGCGGTGGAAGGAGAGAAGACATGAACACACAACCCGAAGCCCTGCGGCTGGCTGAATGGATTGAATCCGACATGACCTGTGATGGTGACGCCGAAGTAGTCACCGAACTGCGCCGCCTTCATCAGTTTGCCGAAGACCAGATCGGACGCGCCACCGCTGCCGAGGCTGCGTTGCAGATGACCAAGGCCACGCACGCGCTGAAGATTGCGGCTGTCGAAGCGCAGCGTGATGCGCTGCTGGAGGCGCTGCGGGCGATGCGAGTGAAGTATGGGCAGTACGCTTGCCGCGTGTGTGATTTGGCAGACGCCACCATCAAGGCGGTGGAGAAAGCATGACCCCCATCATCATTGACCGCGCCGTGGTCGAGCAGGCGCTGGAGGCGTTGACCCCGTGGATGGGCGGAGACGCCAGCCACACAGAACAATACGCCGCGTACCACGCCCTCCGCGCCGCGCTAGCGCAGCAGGCCGAGCCGGTGGAGCCGGTGGCGTGGATGTATGACTGCGGAGGCGGCGGAAGGATGTACGCGGAAGAATTGGATGATCCGACTGGCTGGATTGCCCTCTACACCGCCCCACCGCAGCAGGCCGAGCCGGTGGAGGCCGGGTGCGAGACGGAGGCTGACTGCACCTCGCAGCCGTGGTGCCGCTTCAAAGGTGAGTGTCTCCGCAAGCAGGCCGAGCCGGTGGCATCACTCAACGCCTGGGCCGAGCAGCGCCTCGCCCGCCACGGCATCCAAGCCTGCCTGTATCCGCAGTGCGTCGGCGGCCAGAGCGGCACCGTTTGCCACCAGCACTGCCCCACGCCCTGCACCGACTGCCGCGGCCTGGGCTACGACGCCAGCGGCCAGCTGTGCGGCTGCCAGCAGAACCCCAGCTTCTGAGGAGACAACGATGATGAACCGCATTCGCCGCCTGCTTGCAGGCCCGAACGACCAAGAGCGCGCCGCCAGCGAACTCGCGCAGGCCCGCCATGCCCTTCTCGAAGCGCAGACGGGCGAAGAGTTCGCGCGCTCACAGGTGCGATACAACCAGGAGCGCATCGCCCGCCTGCGCGCGTATCTGGCCGATCCCGAAGACCGGGGGATTCCGCTGTGATGCTCGACACCCGATTCCTCACCATCCACCCCGCCACCGCGCTGTGGTGGCAGCAGCGCGAGCAGTGCGAGTCCTGCCGCCATATGCGCCTCAAGCGCGGCGAGGGCAACGAGGGCGTGCTGCGCTGCGCGGTCGCCAAGAACCCAAACCCGCTGGTGCGTCAGATGCTCGCTGCACGGACGGCCGATCTTCGGCCATACTGCATCGATGCGCGCGGCGAAAAGGGGTCGTGTGGGCCTGATGCTGCGCTGTGGGAGCAGAAACCGTGAGCGCCGATTTTGAGAGCTGGTCCAAAGAGTCGCTGGTGATGTTCGCCCGCGACGCCACCGAGCGCATGGCCCAGCAGAAGGTCGAGATCGTCAGCCTCCAGATGCGGCTCGATTGGGCCGAGGAGGACACGCTGGTGGCGCTGGCCGCGTACCGTGACCTGCTGCGCGGATGGCCGTCAGCGGATGCGGCCAAGGGGGCGGCGAGGCACTGATGCAGATACGCCCGGTATCGCTGAAGTTCGCGCAGGAGTTCGTGCGCGAGCATCACCGGCACAACAAGCCGCCTGTCGGTCACAAGTTCAGCGTCGGGCTGTTTGACGGCGACCGATGCGTCGGCGTGGCCGTTGCCGGTCGCCCGGTAGCGCGGATGCTGGATGACGGGATGACGCTAGAGGTCGTGCGAACTTGCACAGACGGCACACGCAACGCTAACTCCATGCTCTACGGTGCCATCGTCCGCGCGGCCACGGCGCTCGGCTACCGCAAGTGCATCACCTACACGCAGCACGACGAGAGCGGCGCAAGCCTGCGTGGTGCTGGGTGGACGGCGGTTGCGCAGTTGCCGCCTAACAAGGGGTGGAGCGTGCCAAGTCGCCCCCGAGCCGACATTGGCAGCGGAGGCGTGGCGCGCGTGCGGTGGGAGCGCGTTACTTCGTCACACGCTTCGTCTTCTCAAACGTCCTGAGCCCGCCGATCCCCAGCATCCCGGTGATCACCACCCACAGCAGGTCGAGGTTCAGCGCAGGCGGCGCAGGCCAGCCCTTGACCGTAGCGCCCCAGGCCAGCAGCGGCTGGCCGATGGTGGCGTAGAGGAACCCCAGCGCACCGCACCACCCGAACGCCGGCCGCCAGCCGGCGACGAACACCGAGGCGTGCGTGGCCTCGCGGGCGTTGATCTCCAGCTGCGCGATGACCTGCTTGAGTTCGCCGTCGGCGGCCATGCGCACCAGTTCCATCTCGGCCTGGCGCTTGGCCTCCGGGTCAGGAACGAAGCGGTCGAGCAGGGTCTTGCCCATCTCAAAGAGTGGGCCGAGGATGAGTGGGTTCATGGTAGTTCGAAGTGAGGTCCGTCGATGAATGGCCTGCGGCCCTGCTTGCGCCGCTCGTCGATGTAGGAGTTCATGGCCGAAGCCATCGTGCCGTGCCACTTGCGGATGTCCTGCACCGTCCACGCGCCGCCCCACTTGATCGGCGTGCCGAGTTCGGTGGCGGCCTGCTTCATCGCGTCCGCGATGTCGTCGTAGAGGTTCAGTTCCCACGACGCGCGGCCATTGATGTACGCCATCAGATCCACAGCATGGCCGGTCAGGTGGCGCGAGTTCATCGTCTGCGACGCACCTGAGTTGACCAGTTCCTGCTGCCGCGTCTGCGTGCGCAGGCCCTCGATGACGCCGAAGTCCACCTTGGTGATCTGGATGGCGCGCTTGACCACAGCCACCAGCACGGGCTGCACGCCCATGAGGTTTTCCAGGCTGCGCTGGCTCAAAGCGAACGTCATCTCCGCACCTCATTCTTGAAGTGTTCCCACGCCCCCACGGCCAGGAACACCAGCACCGCCCACAGGCCCAGCGAGGCCGTCTTGGAGAAGGCATCCTGCTTGGCCTTGTCCCACCAGTTCGCCGTAGCGATCTGCTTCTCGTGCGCCAGGCGATGCCCATGCGGATCGCCGCCTGGGAACGCCTCGGCGAACGACTGCCGCAGCGCCGCGAACTGCTTGTCCATGTGCGCGACCAGGTGCGGCTCATGGGACGCCAGCGCCTGCTGCACGGCTTCAGCGATCATCAGCCGCACCCGGTCTTCGGTGAGCGACGGGTCTCGGCGCTCGGGGCCATCGTAGAGGGTCATGGTCAGTCAGGCAGGATGAGTTTGTTGACTGGTTCGGCAGGGCGAAGTTGGTTGCGCTGCGCTGCTCGGGTCTTGGGGCCTTGGCCCGTGCCCTGCACCGGCCGCGCCATGCGGAACTGCTCCTCAAGCGACTCCAGCAGGTCGAGCATACGCTCGCGGTCGGCTGCGGCCTTGCGCTTCGCCGCGGCGTCCTTGGCCTTGGCCTCGATCTGCGCAAACGCATCGGCCTTGTCGCGGGCCTTCTTGATGGCATCGCTGACCCAAGCGCGGTCCATCATCTTCTCCGCGACGGCCTTGTCCGACAGCGCCTTCATGCCGGGAGCGACTTCGGCAAGGTCAACCTTCGTGCGTTCCCACGCCACCTTCTCCGTTGCGGTCAAGTCGAACCGCTTGCCGGCTGATACCTTTTGCGCGGCCGACTCCAGATCGGCGCCGAAGTTGCGGAACGTCTCAGGCGTCGCGCCCTTGAGGCCTTGGCTGGCTTCGCGCAAGCGCCCGGTAACCGGGTCAAGCTCCAGCATCACTTCGCCCGCGGCTGGCCGGCGCCGCGCAGCCTCGGTCGCAGCCTGCCGCGCCTCTGCCTCTTGGCCCAGCGCACGCGACATCGCCGCGCGGCGGGCGTCTTCGGCGCGCAGCGTGGCCATCGTGCTTTCGGCGCTGGGCGCCGGCAGTTGCGACGGGCCGGCTTCGGGGCCGACGAACGTGGCGCGCGGCGGGTACTCGTTGGGCTGCATCACGAAGTTCGGGCGGTACGGACCCGCGCCTGGCGGCAGCACTTCAATCGGCGTCTGGTACGGCACAATTGCCCGCTCGCGGGGGATCGGCTGCACCAGTTGATTGCGAGGCAGGCGGTAGTCGGGCACCGTAAGGCCAGCCTGATACGCGGCCGAGGCAAGCCGGTTGGCGGCGAACTGACTGCCCAGCGCGCCCAGACCCGTTCCGGTCACTGCGCCGACAGCCATGCCGGGTACGCCGAGCGGCGACCCCAGCGCAGTTCCGATAGTGCCGCCGAGCCCTGCTCGCGCCACTCGCGTCTGATACCACGGCGAGGCGGGGTTGACGCCAAACGCATCCGGGAAGTTGCCCGCGATGCGCCCCAGCGCCGCCAGATCGCCGGTCAGGGCGTTGTCTTTGGCGGTGATGCGCGCAATCTTGTTGGGGTCAACGAGGCCGGTGTTCAGGTCCGTTGCGGCCTGATAGGCGTAGATGCGCGCCATCTTCTCGCGCGCCGCTTGGTACTCTTTCAGCAGCTTGGGGTCAAAGACGCTGCGATCCGCGCCTTGCTCCAAGATGTTGGCAATCGCCATGTTTGTGTCGGCGAGGTCCAACTGAATCGGGTCGGCGTTCTTGTTGTTGTAGATGCGCCGAGCGTCCTTGCGCAGCTTGCTGATGTTGTCCAAGAACGCCGCGCCCGACATGCCGCCGCTCATCTGCGTAACGGCGCTGTCAATGAGCGCGTTGATCTTGCCCGCAGCCGCCGCGCCGCCGATCAGCGTTTCTGACGGGCGAAGATCGTCCAGCGCCTTGAGCGCAACCTCATCGGCTTGGATGACCGGAATCTGTTTGATCTTGTTGTAGGGCTCGGCGATGGCCGCCCGCGCGGCATCAAAGGACTTGACGTTGTTCAGCGCCGCGTCGGGCGCCATACCCATGTCTTGCCGCGCCACGCGGTTCACGGCGGGGCGGTTGACCTCAACGATCTTCTCCGCGCCGCGAGCGCCGGCCATAGCTGACCAAGCGCGAGTGCTCATTGAGGGCTGGATGTCGGTCGGGTTGAGTGCGATGCCGAGCCGCTGCGCATCCTTAGCCGCGTCGATCTGCGGCGCGCGGGCGTAGGACTCAGCCGACCGCGCCTCGGCGCGGCGCTCCAGCATCGGGCCGACTGTGGCTTCCTTGGCGGCCTGCACGCCGCGCCCGGCCACCGTGCGGGCTTGCGTTGCTGTGCCAGGCAGCACCGGCACGTTCGCGCCGATGATGGGCGGCAGCGCCGACAGCGCGGGCGCCGCAGCCTCCAGCATGGCCGCAGCCTCGGGCGTCTGCGGCGGGCGGATGCCGGCCAGCATCTCTTTTGCGCCCCCTTCGCCTCGGCCAGTGGCCAGCCCGTAGATCGGCGCCGCAACGCCCCGCGCCGCTGCGCTGCCCAGCGTCAGTGCAACGTCCAGCGGCGCGGCCACCAGCCCGCCGACGCGCTGCATGAACGAGCGCGGGACTTCTGGCGTGGGCGTGGCGTAGAACCCCGACGCCGTGGGAATTTCGCCTTGCCGCACGGGTCTGAACCCCTCGGGCGCGTTGGCCCGCAGCCAAGCGTCAGGGTCAAACCCGCGCGGCTGCGAAGGCGTTTGCGGGTTAGCCCGCAGCCACGCATCAGGGTCGAACGTCGCCATCACCTTGCTCCAAGCCGCTGTTTGATCGTAGCCGATCTCGGATCGGTCGGATTGGCGTTGGCCCAGTCAAGCGCCTGCTGGTCTTGGGGCGACAACCGGCCCGGCTCTTCGACCGTCAGCGGGATGTTTGTCTTGACCTTGGCCGCGTTGCGGTTGTGCAGCGCGATGACGTTGCGCGCCATGCGCTCGTTGATGTCGAGGATGCGCTCAATCGACTTGCGGTCAAGCGTGACCTTGCCGCCCGCCATCTTTTCCGCGTACTCACGGTCGGCGTTCGACAGGCCGGTGCCGGCGCCGAACTGCTTGATGATGCGCCCGACGTTGGCCGCCATGTTGGCGGTGAAAGCTTGCGTGTTCGCCACCGAATCTTCGGCGAAGTTGATGCCCGCCTGGTTGAGCGCCGCGCCCAACCCGGTCAGGAAATCCGCGCCGAACCCGGTGATGACCCCGCTCTTGAGCAGACGCCGGCCCTCCTCGATGGTCGAGATGATGCCGCGAGCGTCTTCGGCAGCAGCTTTGTCGTCGATGAGTTTCTTGGCCTGCCCTTTGCCAAGTTCGCCTTCAAACGCGCTCTCTTGTGGCGGCAACTTGATGGGCACCGTGACTTGCGCCGGCTTCGGCTGGAGCGCCTGCTTGTACTCCACGAAGGTGCCCTTGAAACCTTGTCGCACGGCCTCTTGGTACTCGCGCATCCCGGCGGTAGGCTCTGCCTCCTTCGGCAGCGTACTCACCAGCGCCTTGCCCTGCTCGCGGACGCGCGCGCTGGGGCTCGTCAGCATGTTCTGCACTTGCTCACGGGTGAAGCCGGTGGGTGCGGCCATCGCGTTCACAGGCGCCGGCAGGCCGATGTCGAACGGCGTGCCCGCCAGCAAGCTCGTGGGCGCTGCGGGCGCAGCCGGCAACGCGGCCGGCGCTTGACGCACGACTGACGGCGCAGCGCCACCGGGCAAGCCGAATCGCGTGGCCTCGCTCCGATACAGGTCTTCCTCGTCCAGCGCCTTCAAACCCTCGCGGGCGAACTGGATCAGCGTGGGCTCGTCGGCCTGCACGCCGAACTGCAACACCTTCATCATCGTAGGCCGGTCCAGTTTCTGACCGCCTTGCGCAAGCGCCTCGGCAGCGCCGGTCAGAAATTTCTGGCGCTCGGCAGCGCGCGCCTCCCTAGCGCGCCGCTCGGCCGCCTGCGCCGCCCGCTCATCCCGCTGCGCCAGCATGTTCTCCCGCTGGAACTGCATCTGCTCGGCCTGCTGCTGGCGCAGCATGTTGCGGTCTTGCTCGGCGCGAACAGCTTCTTGGCCACGAAAAAACGCGCCGGCCGGGTCCATGCCCTGAAGGACGCTGAAGTCGAGTGCCATAGTCGGCCTGCCTTAGAAGTATTGCCCGAGGTCTTGGTTGCCAAACGCCAGGCCGGAACCGAACCCAGACGACGCCAGCCCACCCGCGGCAAACGCGCTCGGCGCACCAAACGCCCGGCCGCCGATCCCGCCAAGCTGGTTCAGCATGTTGCCGTAGGTGCTGCCGCGCGCCAGTTGGGCTTGGCCAGCGGTCTGCCCCATTGCGCCGTAGATGTTGCCGGCCCCGGAAGCGTAGTTCTGCCCGAGCGTGTTCATCACGCCCGCCGCCGCGGGGCCAATCTGAGCCAGCCCGGCAAGACGGTTGTAGGCGTTGCCGAACTCCTGCGAAGCGACATCCTGGCCGTAGCGTTGCAGCGCCTTGCCGGTCGCGCCGCTCATCAGTCCGCCACGCGCTGCGGCCGACCGTTCCAGCGCCTTCAGCCCCTCGCCCAGTCGGAACCCGTAGCCGGGGTCCATCTGGAGGAACTGCTGCGCCGCGCCCGGGCCGCCCATCATCAGCGAGCGCAGCCGGTTGTAGTCCTCGGTGCCGCCGGCAAGGAAGGGCTGTTGCCGCGCAACGCCCTCCTCGTACATGCGCTGCTGAAGTTGCAGCGCCTTGTCTTGCTGCTCGCGCTCGGCCGCCTGTGCTTTGCCGATTTGCCGGGACTGCACCGCGCCGCCGATAAGCGTCGCCGCGGCGGGGATCAGAAATTGCCACATGTCAGGTCACCTCACGGCCGCTGACGCGGATATTGATAGCCGAGGATGCGCCGGCAATCGTACTGATGAATCCGCTCGGTGCCAAGACGTGCCCGACCAGTTCGGGGAAAGTATACGTCTCGGCCGGCTGGATCGATTTCGTCTTGACGATCAGGTTCTGGTTGCCGGCCGTGTCGGCAGCGGTCACCAGGTTGACGCTGATCGTCGTCGTGGTGGCGCTGTAGTTCGTGGCGGTGAACTTATCGATGATCGCCGTCACGCCGCTGGCAGTGTACTGCGTAGTTTGCGTGTTCTCGGCCGTCTTGGCGGGAACAAGGACTTTGACGGTGACGGTCATTATTGGACTCCTTGAATGTTGTTGCTCACGGTGAGTATGACCGATGGAATGCCGGGGTGCGGAGCGACAGCACCGGAGGCCAGCAGTTGCACGCCGAGGTTGCTCACCGAGAACATGAGTTCAACGTAGTCGTTGGCCTTGAGGTTGAAGAAGTAGTTCAGCGCGACTAGCACTTCCGCGTTGTTACCCTGCACACGCACCTGCGAGGCCGAGTTCGTCACATCGACCCCGTTGAGCCTGAACCAGAGGTAAAACGCCTCGGCAGTCGCCACCGTGCTGTCAAGTTGGATCGAGGTCTGAAAATTGTAGATGCCCTCGGTGTCCACGATCACATGGGATGTCGTGGTACCAATGGTCACGCCGTTGCTCAGGTCGGTCGTGTTGTAGGTGATCGCCGTGGCCGTGTTGATGACGGTCGCGGTCTGCGTGGCGGTGCTGTAGAACGACCCATAGCGCGACCGCTTGAACTCGCGCGGCGGGGGCTGCACTTCCAGCGCGTCAATACGCTTGATGATCTCGTCAATTTGGGCAGGTGGCGGCAACGTGGCGAACTGCTGCTCCAGCCGCTGACAACACTCATCGTAGCGCGCCATCATCGACGCAAGCTGCGCGTCTTGGTAGAGCAACGCCAGTTCACCGCTGTTGTCCTGGCTGGCCGGGCCGAGGTTGGGCGAGTCGTTACTCTCGGCGCTCTGGAACAGGCTCAGGAAGAACAGATACCACTGACGCGAGATCAGACCCGTGCGCTCGTCCAAGAGCGGCACGCGCGGCGGCGTGATCGGCGTTGGGGTGGCGTTGGGCGAAACCATCAGGCGTCCGTGGGGCTGATGATAAGGTCGGCGCCCATGATGGCGATCTTGACCGGATCGGTGCCGCTGACCTCGTACACGCGGTCGCGCAGCTTGAGTGTCATGCCCAGCCGGCGCCAGATGACGCGGCGGTAATACTCGCCAATCTTGCCCATGCCCGACCAGTGCTCGTTCGACCAAGTGTGGCCACCATCGTCGCTCCAGCGCAGCATAGCCTGCGGGTCGCTGCCTTGGCCAAGGTTCAACCCCACGCCCGACTCGCAATCAAGTTGGAGCATGTGGTGCGCGGTGCGCTTGAGGTTGTTCTGGCCGGTCGGCAGCGCCCGCCACGACCGCAGCCACCGCTGAATCTGCCCATCGTCGGCGTACACCTCGGGATCGAAGGCGTAGAGATTGCCGTTTTGGTAGTCGCCAACGATGATCTCGTTGCTGAAGACCATCTGGCAGTTGCTGCGGTGCCGCGTGAAGACGCTGTTGGACCACCCGGCCCGCTCATGCCAGGAGTTCGTCGCCACGTCGTAGACCCAGGTGCGGTCGGCTGATGGGAACGTCAGGACGTAGAACGAGTGGCCGTCTTGCTGGTAGGTGTAGGCGATGGCGTCGCTGATGTCGCCGTAGGACTGGATGTGCCACTCGACGGCATGCGTGCTGATGCGTTGACCTTGGTAGCCGTTGGCGCGGTACACCATCCCCCGACCCCGGGCGTCTTGGCCGAGCCAGAAGACGCCGTTGTCCATCTTGGCGACCGTGTACGCAGCCGCGCAGCCGAGTTCGTTGTACGCGCCTTGGATGCGTTGCAGCGGGAAGTCCGACGCGCCCGAGTCGTACCACACCTCGACGCTGTTGGTGCCGAACACCCAGATTTCGCGGAAGTTGGACAAGATGGCAATCACGCCGTCCGGGCTGCCTTCCGCACTGGCGAAGTCCAGCGGGTCGACCTGCGTGCCGTCAAGCAAACTGGTGATCCAGATTTTCTGACTGTTCGGCTCGTTGAAGACGAAGTAGCCGTCAAGGTAACCGACCGTCACCGCGCCGGGGAAGTCCGGGTCGGTGATCTGCGCGAAGGTGTTGGTGTTGGCGTTGTAGATGTACCCGTCAGGGTTGGCCGCGACAAACAGTTGAGTACCGTTGTCGGCCATGCTGACCGGCCCGGCGCCGCTGACAGTTCCAAGCAGCGTGGCGTTGTACGCCGAGTCGATCTTGTAAAGGCTGTTGCCGCTGACAACGTAGCCGTAAGCGCCGAACTGCCACATCCCGCGGACGGGTCCACTGCCCACGGTGGCGAGCAGCCGCAGCCCCGGGCAGCGTTGCAGAAACGCCGGCTCCTTGCCGCCCTCCGCGATGATCTCGGGGAAGAGGTTGACCATCCGCGCGTCCGCAGCGTTGACGCTGCGAACGACGTAGGACGAACCGAGGATCGGCGTCTTCATGCTTCAGCGG